GGCTGTGTTCGCTGCGTCCAATAGCGTTGTCCCAAGAGTAAATGCCGCAGCAGTTCCAATTACAGTAATCCATCCCATTCTGCATTTGGTGGCAGCCGCCGCGGGAAGACCGGCAATGGCCAAAGCCGCAGTTGCATACCCTGTTGCATTGGCCGCAGCATCCACGGCAGTTATTGTACCTGCTGCATCAATGTCAAAGGCCACAGCACCATATGTGTCTTCAGGCACAACGGTTGCCCCTGGTCCGGTTCCGGTTGTTACAGCGGTTTTCTGGTACTGAATACCGTTTATTGTGTAAGTAAACGCTGCACTGGCAACATCGTCCTTATTTGAACCAATCGCCAATGTGGGTGCGGATATAGGATAGTCGCCCAACAAGGCGGTTCTTAGGTTGTTGGCCAAGGTTGCCAAGTCCTCAAGATAACTTCTCGAAACATTCAATCCTGTGTGAAAAAAATCTCTCTTCATTTTAAATCTCCTCTGTTCAGGGCGGGGTTTTACCCCCGCCGAGTAAGATTGTTAGACTGATACAACCGGCGTTGCCGCTGCCCCGCCCATTCCAAGGATAATCCAGCCAATGGTGTCATCAACATAAAACAGAGTGACAAAATCACCGGCAGCGGTGAGAACAACAGTTGCAAATCCGGTCATTGTGGTTGGGGTTAGCGTTCCCGCGCCACTTTGGGCTACGAGGACAATTTGCAATATCTGCCCAGGCGTACCATTTGCCAAAGTAAGAGCCTCAGCCCCGCCCGTGGTTTTCAACACGATTGCGTGTGTAACAGGTATCGCCAAGGTAGCACCTGCAACAGTGACAGAAAGATCGTCCGTTGCATCGGAGTCCTGCTGATGATACATTTCTGCAATTCTAAATATTCGTGACATTTCTTTCTCCTTTTGTTCAATCGGAGGAGCCGTTAAGCCCCTCCGACAAGGGTTTAATTGTCAATAGAAATTAATAAGTCACCGCACATCCGCAATTGGAGGGGTTCTTCACTGTAATACCATACCAGGTGAACAATCTGAACCGAAAGCTCATGGTGTCGATATTCCCATCATACACCAGATACAGATTCAGGCCGTTGCTCATGGTGTCGGTGATAACCTTCATTCCGTCGTACTGCTTGAAAAGCTCGGCAGGAATCGTGCCGCCGATAACCTCAACCGCTGATTTGTCCCAGAAAAGGTTGGTTTTGTTGGTGGCGTCGATGTTCAAACGGGTAATCGTTGCCCCGGTGAGGATAGCTGTGTTGATATTGGCATAAGCCGCCTCTAAGGGAGTGATCCCGGTCTGATCCGCAGCGATAGGCTTCGGGTAAATCTTGAGATGGGTAGCGTCTGTCACTTCAATGATCGTGAAGGTCATGGCCTGCCCAGTTGCGGTCTTATCTGCCAACCCAATGGACTGAATAGCCACACCGCTGTTTTCAATCGTGATTTTATCACCCACTGCCAACGTACCGCTGTCATCTATGACAAGGCTGGCTTCACGGTAGTCCACATTGGTGACAACTCCGGTGGTCGCGTTTACTGTTCCACCCACCGGTACAAAGGTCATGTTACCGTTCACGGTTGCGTCGTCATCAGCCGCACCGGTGATATTCGGGAGAAATGATCCGGTATAAACGTCAAATCCCGCGATATTCTGACCGATCTGCCCCGTTCTCCATGTGTCAGCCGGTTTTCCCTGCAATGTTTGACGTGCCGCAAGGTCTTTGCTGAACAGAAGGGTATCACGATCATTGAGAACGAAATACCGTTGTGTGGTCTTCAGTTGACGTTCGTTCATAAGGGCCTGCGCATTGGCGATAAACTCATAACCGGATGTCGCATTGGACCGATAGAACATCGATCCTTGAACCGCAATGGCCGAAGCAATGGCCTTGTTTAAAACAGATGCCTGTTTCCTACCAGACTCAACGCCTCGGTTTTCCCAGAACCGGGTGTCTCGCATGTCGTCGGCTCTCATCTTCACGAAATCATTTGACGGTGTGCCGAGCAATGCCGGGTAAGTCTCTTCGATGATCCCGGTTTCCTGGCCGGACAAATCCCAACCAGAGATAACCGGAGCGTGTTGCTCTACCGGATACCAAACGAAATTTCCGGAGTTCTGCATACCCCCACCGTCCGGCTGATGAAAATCAGTCATATCAAGCATGTCCATTTGGTGCTCGTGTGTTTCTAATGCCCTCTCGAACATTACCTCTGCAATTTTACCTGTTGAAAGTGCCATGTTCTATTTCCTTTCTACCACCTTGAAACATCCACACCGGCCTGCCGAGCTTCCTTTTTGGCGTTGTACGCTTCCTGCAAGTTCTTTTTGGAATGAGCTGCGTCATATTTCTTTTTGAATCTCGCCTCTAATCCAGTTACGTTCGTATCGCCCTTGATATTAGTCGGAGGATCTGGTGCGCTGCTCCGTGGTTTTATTGGATTTGTTGTTAGTCTTTGTTTTTCCTGTCCGAGATAAACAGCGGCTTTCATGCCGGTTTTATCAGACGCCAGCAAGCTTTGAAACTTTGCAAGCGCCGCTTTGTTCCGGCCAAGGAAATACATCACCTTTTCTGAGCCATCACCCAAGATCGATATGACCTGATCTACAATCACATCACCAAGATTCGGGGTTATGGCTTCAACTGCTTTTCGGACTGTGGTATCTGCCGCCTGGTAAATCTCGGGCTTGATACCGCTTTTTTCGATAAGGTCAGCCGCCCTTACATAATGCTCATCAACGGCCTCTGCCAGCTTTTCCTGTGCCTGTCTCTGTTCGGCTTTGCGTTGATCCTCAAGACGAGTTCTGTTGATCGTTTCTGACGTTCGACTCAGGTTGTACTTATCAAGCGCCTCGTAAAACTCATCGTCAGTGTCAAAATCATCCTTTTTCGGACGCTCTAAAACCGTTTCTTCTTTTGGTTTTAGCTTTAAGGCTTCGTCACGTTCACGCTTTAGACGTTCAATTTCTTCGTCACGCTCAGTTATCTGCCCACGCAATTTCCTTTTGACGCCGACAAATTTAGCGACCGGCACAGTCTTTGAAGGATCATCAGGGTCCTGCTCCCCCTCTTCCTCCATCCAAGGTTCGACTGGCTTTTCAATCGGCTTGCCCTCTTCGTCTAACTCAGGCGTTTCCTCCAACTCTTCACCAACCTTGGGTTCCTCATCCAATTTTTCTTCTAATTCAGGTGGCATCTCAGATATTCTCCTTATCTGCAAAGGCTAATCAGGTTCCCCCTGCGGGTTGCGTTTAATCGGTGCGCCTCCGCTTATTATTATCGCTTAACTTTTCAGCGCCTACTCTCTTAACTATCGATTTGATTCTTTGATAAAGCTTTCGTGAGTCTGCTTTATTGATAACCGCTGATTTCGCTAAACGCTTAATCTCTTTTGCTCTTTTGCCTCTCACTGTTTGGCCTATAACGGTTCATATGTCATATCAAAAATATCTGGTTTGCAAGGATATACCTCGCCCTTAACACCCTTGATAATCCAATCCCCAATATTTGCCTCCATTTTCCCTTCAAGGGTCTGTATAAAAAGCGTATCCCCTTCTTTTTCTACAAGCCTCCCAGTATCTCCGGCAAGATTGGTAACTTCTAATAAATTTCCATGCTTTCCTGTCCATTGTACCGCCTCAATAACTACAGGCTTTTTTCTATATTTAGGCATTTATATTACCCCCTTTATCCCGTCTTTATCTGATTAAAAAGCTCTTCATCAGCCATGTCTTCAAGTTTCTTGGGAGTGTGCAACTGAATAACCTTGCCGGCATTGTCTAACTGAGTGCCTACAGATTCAATATCCGTCTTTCGTATCTTTGCTCCCGCCTCATGGGCCGCAACCTCTACCTTTAATCTCTCAGTTTGAGCCTTGAACACCTCGACCTCATGCTTTGCTTTCTCGTTAGCATCGTCAAGTTGCATCTGAATGCCGTTTCGCTTGACCTCCATCACATCAGCCTGCCCCTTCAATTCCTCGGCCTTTGCAAGCACCATCGCCGCATCTGGTTCAGGTGGTTGTTCCTGTGCCTGCTTCAACATTGCTATCTCTTCGTCGGTTTCAGGCTTCTTGATACCACTCAAAACAAGCTGCTTGTTGGCGTATTCCTTCAGGTCTTCCATTTCAACACCCTCGGCAAGCTGGATGATCTTTAACTGCATGGCTTTTCGCATGGGGTCATCGGGTGCCATTCCTGCAAGGACTGTCTCAAGTCTATCAAGGGTCTGTTCTTTCTGAGAAGTGTAAGACGCCGTGATCCGGCTCGTAACCTCGAACTCTGCCATTCTCAAGTCGTTTAAAATGACAACCTCGCCTGTTTCCTGATCGATCACGGACTTCATGATCTCGACTTCTTTTTTCGTGCCATCCGGGAGCTCAACCTTTTCCTTCCCTGGAATGTCGTAAATCTCGGAAGCGATTGAAATATATATCTCACCGTCACGCCTGATTGCGAATTTCTTGTGTTCCTGATAAATCATGGACTGCTTGTCAAGCCGAGCCTGAAGTGCAAGGACAGCCTTACCAGAGGTATCAGGATCAGCAATGTCTTGAGGTAGTCCAGGGTTGGCAACTTCCCTAATCGCTCCGGCTGACAATTCTATGGCTGCGGTCAAAGCCGGTGGAATATTCACATTCGGCATTGTTGCTACCTGACCTATTGGCAACTCCTCGCCGCCAGCGTCTTTTCTATTCTGCAACAAATAGGGATAATTATTCTCAGCGCCCGACATTGTGTACATATGCTCGAAACCCGCAATTTGTTCCTGAAAAAAGATAGGCTTTTCCCTCGGACTTCGTGAAAACATGTCGGTAAGATACGAATACGCAAAGTCTCTCATCCTCTGAGGGTCTTTGGCTAACTTCGTTACGCCCTCATAGACTTCCTCGCCCTCGACAATCGCCCTTTCGCCGTACTCAGGGACTACCGGGATATGCTCACCGGCTATTCTTTCGCCTGTTCGTTCGCCGTCAACCATTTCACCATTGAGTATCTCAGCACCGGATGCGATATATTTCCTGACCTCCCAGGCATCAATGGTCTTTTCGTCGATGATCTCATAACCGGCGTCAAGCATCTCATCCATGACGTTTTTCAATGCCGTTTCTCTCAACACTGTTGTCTCACCGAAAGGATCTGACATGGTTAGGAGCTTTTCCTTGACCTTAGATCGATGATAAAACTCGACAACATAGATTTTTTTGCCCTCTCCGCCTATCCACGGGAATGTAAACGACTGTTCAGGTGTCTTGAAACTGGACGGTGAAACAATTTCAGGCTCTTCGCCGGTTAAGTCCTTAACGAGTTTTTTATATCCATCCTCTGAATATGCGTTCAGGTGTGAGAAATAATCCGCATCTGATTTGTCTATCCTCTTTGCGTTCGGGTCCCAGAATCCGTTATTATTCGCCTCCCAAACCGGGCGTCTGACGATAATCTGTTTCTTGCTTCCTGTCTTATTGGACTTATATTTTGTCTCTACAATCCACGCCCCTACGCCACAAACTACGGACTCCTGCTCTGCAACTGCAAAAGCCTCAAGGGATGAATTTCTGTTCGCATCCCTTCGGTACAACCCATCGGCAAGGTCGGCCACCTCATCAGGCGTGTCGTTAATAGACTCGAAATCGTTCTGAATAGGATTCTCCGCAAGGTCTGATAAAATCTGTTTACCGGCGCTCCGGATCATGTCAAACTCGCCTCGGTAGTCCATCTGAATATCTTGCAGGAGAGTATCATCCCAATGAGTCACCCAATAAAATACAAGATCGTCAGAGGCACGTTCTCTATTGGTCTGGCCTGATATGTACGCCTTGTCGTGCAATCGTTTTAAATTAATTAGCTTTAACGGCATACCCTTCTACTCCTCGATTCTAAAGTACGACCCATCGGCCTGATCGGTTTCGGCATTACGAATTTAAGCACATTGGGCTGATGCGGCACTCTCATAAGCATCATGACTGAATCAGCAAGATTTGGAGATTGAAACTTAAACTTAGCTTTCATTTCGGCCTTGGTGTAAAGCTCGAACTTTCCTGATCCATTCGGCTTGACCGGCATACGACACAATTCAGACCGAAGTTTTGATACTAATGACAAGGTTGAGTCAATCGACAACAGATCATCAGGGTTGTGGTACTCGCCTTTTTCCACTGCAAGATAGGTCCGGTACATCCGCTGTCTCAACTCAAAATAATACTGAGCCCTCTTATTCTTGAGCGCATCCTTGTTGGTCTTTTGTGCCTGAATTGGTGATTTGTCGGCTGGTTCTAATATAGCGTCCGGACGGTCAACACCCTCTGAACCCTTGAACATGCTTAGAAGTGTCTGTTTGCCGCTGAATGATCTTGTAACTTGTCGATTAAGCCCGACCCCCATGCCGTCACAGTCCCAGGTGAATGCATCGGAATTGTGGTTAATCGCAAGCCCTAACGCCCAATCTCCGCCCTCATTTATGTCACCCTCTGTCTTTTCCTGAAGATCAAGAATGACAGAACCATGCCGAAACGCAAACCCTTTGGCGTCCGGTCCGGTGTCCGATGGGTCATGGGAAGAAAACCGGATGCCCTCCGGTTTGAATCCCAGACGCTTATGAGCATCGATGCACGCATCAAACCACTCGGCCATGATGAGAGCATCCTCAACCGAATCATTGAACGCACCTTCCCAAATCCAGCCGTATTTCGCTCTTGATAGGTTCTCGAAGTCCCACACTCTTTGAGGCTCTAATTCACCATGCCACGGATTGTCGCGCCAGTTCATTTGAATGACAAGATGCATATCGTCTTCATAGAACCCGTTGGATGCGATATTGGCAAGAAAAGGCAGGATAAACCTCTTTGAAAACGGATCCGCTGACGATTGAGGGTTGGCCGTGAAATAAAGCTGATAACCTTCTGACCTGAAGGTGGGGATGACAACATCAATGGTTTCCTGGCTGAAAGCGTGGGCTTCTTCGCCCCAGAAATACTTGAAGTTTTGATAGGATTGAATAGATGACGGGCTGCGGTCAAGCCCTCGGAATCTGATGCCACCACCTGTTAGGCAGTCTATTTTCTGTTTGTCCACATTAAACCCGGGAACAGGAATATTATGAATCAGCCCCTTAAATAGCTTATGAACCGACTCATCTATTGAGTTCTGGTACTCACGTCCGCACAAAACATCAGCACCCTCGGTCTGGCATTTGGTCAACAAAATACGACCTATTGTTTCAGACTTCGCAGATGACCGGCCGCCTATCAGAACAATAATCTTTGCGTTAGTTCTTAATATCGGCTCTGCTTTGCGTGGTATTTGGATGTGAGGCATCTATTTCCGCTTCAAAATCAAAGTGTTTTCCCCGTGGAGCATGTATCATTTTGTTTAATTATTATAGACACATATAATTTTGGGTATTTTTACTATTTCCCCTTCTTTTTGGGCTTCCAGCCGGTCTTCCGCATAGTCCCATAGATGTAAGCGTTCTTGCGTTTGCCCTTCAACCCCTTCTTGTTGGCCTCTTTCTCTAATGCTTTCTCCATCTTCTTAGGCATTTATCCATCCTTCGGGTCAACGATCTCAATTTTCCAAGTTAAAGCCTTGCCGTCTGGGTCTGATACGCGAGTATTGTCAGTGAAATCTGCCTCTGACCTGCCTAACAATTCTGAGGCTTTAAGCCTGTCTGACATCTTTGTTTCCGTTTCTACAACACCACGATCATCCCCGCGACCAATGACAACCTGATCTGTAAATTCACCGTTTATAACTTTGGTCCAAAATTCTTGACGTTCAATTCTTGTCATTATTTTTGCTTGATTCCTATTGTTTTCTCTTTCTCGAATAGCTCTTATTATACTAACATTTACTAACAGCCTTGGCCCTGCCACATTTGGGTGAGTATATCCTGCTTTTTCAGCCGCTTCCGTAGCATTGCCATCATAGAAATCAATAAAGCGTTGTTGCATTGTGGTGAATTTGGTGGGTTTAGTTATGCTCGGTTCGCCCATGCTTTTAATCTCCGGTTGGCTTTGAGCGTCTTACGTTCTGTTGGGTAGGTGATATCCTGGTTGGCCCTGAGAGTCTTATGATTGCACGGTAGTGGCGTATCATTTCCTCTTTGTGATACTTTATCCTGAGTTGTTTGAGATAGTTTATGAAGCGTTTCATTCATTATAATAGACATCAAAGTCTTCGGGTTGCGCTCCTAATTGTTCAGCATCTTTTATAAACTGCCAATATTGAAATGCACCTTTGAATCGACCGCGAACGAGTAATTTGAATATAATTTTCAGCATTCAATCCTCATTGCCCGCCCGGCTGATTCCCGAAACCGGACA